GTCTTGATCTCTCCCCAATAAAAACAGTCTTTGAAGTGAGGGTCTTCTGTATAACTATAAACTACATTTGCAGGATCTACATAAGATATCTTCACACCGTCTCCTGGTTGGAACTCGTGCTTTGCTACAGATATACCTAAAACTGTTTGGTCGTAGTCTATCTGCTTTCTGATATCGTTGTAGTGATTACTTTCAAATATTGTATTGATAGCTTCCTCCTCTGCAATCTCTATAGCAGGTTTGTAGTTCAACTGCATATACAGCTTCATCTCTTCGTCAGACTCAGGAAGTTCTTCAGGATCGACAGTAAAAGGATTAACACCTGTCTTTTCTTGTATGATATCAAGCATTGGCTTTGCTAGCATCTGCCCTTCTATCATTTGTTGGTACTCACTTCTTTTCGATTGGGAAATCGCATCTTGTGCATAAGCCTTTGGTTCAAACATCCTATCTTGCATTCCATTAACTACAATGTCTACAAACTTAGGAAGGATAGGTACAGGAGTCCAGTCTAGATTTAAATAAGACAAATCACCGTCAATAGCTAATTCGTTCTTATACTTACCAACAGGTTGCTCTCCTCTAGCGTATAGTCTCAACCTATGGAAGTCTCTCCACTGTGAGTAATACCTACAACTATTTCCGTCCTTTCTAAACCACTCGTACTGAATTGCCTGACCAATCTGCAAACCAAACTCATCGGTTGCTTTTTCACTATCTGAAACAAATTGGTTAGGAAATCCTGCAGATGATATATTAATATTTACCTTTTTCATCTAATTCTCTGACTTAAATTTCCCTTATTATCGTACCTAGCAAAGTTAATCTTTATTTTTGACACTTTTTTTTCAGGTGTATACAAGTGTTTTTGGGTAGCCATTATAGCTAAACCTGAACTAATAGAGGCATCATACTTCGTTCTATTCGAAATATCAAACTTTGCCCAATCCTCTAGCGTTCTTGTAAACACCATATCATTCATTTCCATATCCTCCTGCATACCTACGTGATTCTCAATATAAGACTCAATAGCTGAGGCGTGTGCTTGTTTTACATCCTCACTTGAGTTAGGTATACCCCCAAGCTCTCTTTCTGTCTTAGAAAGCTTCGTATACTTTTTATCAGGTCTGTTCATACAGAATCCTCTGTACCCTCTATTCTTAAAGTGGTATAACAGTCTTGGCTTATTATTCTCAATAAGAATAGGCATACCGTAAAACACGCAAGCTTTAAGTACATCTTCAAAGAATATTTCAGCCGTCTGAGGTCTTGCGATATATTCCAAGAAGAATTGGTTACTTGGTGCATTGTCCATATTAAACATTGTCTTCCCGTGTAAGGCTCCATTTGAACCCCCACCTCCCACAACTCCTGAGATATCATAACTATCACAACCAAACGCTCCAATGTGTTCATTACCTGGATATTTTATTCCGTTCTTTTCTATAACTCTATTCTGTAATCCTTTCTCTGGAGTCCACGATACGTAGAACCTACCCCTCTTGTCAGGATTAAATATAACCTTAGTATCCTTGATACCATCCATCCAAGTTAAGTTAAATATAGATTGTTTACTCTCGTCTCTAAATGCGTGAGACTCTGTTCTTGGGAACTGCCTATAGAATTCGTTGAGTGCATCGGGATCATTCTTTAATGACTCTACCTCTGCCTCCCAATAGTCTATAGCACCTTGATATATATACTCATCATCAATTCCAAGTATTGGCTCTTTCGGTGTTCTAAACACTGGCATACCATATCTGTCTATGAACCCTTCCATATTCCACTCCATCGGAATAAACAAAGAGTATAGACCTGACCTTGTCTGTCCGTTAGCATTTCTCTTACTAACATCAGAGTCGTAGTATAACTTCTTGAATTTGTCTCCACCTTTCTCAAGTGCATTCGATGTTGAACCCATCATACACTTACCAATAATTTTACTACCTAACCTCAAACAAGTCTTTGTTACTCGCCAGTTGTTTAATATATTATTTGGCTTGATCCATTTACCACTCTCATCGTGAACTAACAACAATAACTTCTCTCCATCATAGGAGTTGTCATCTGTGTTCTTCCAGTCAATGGTTGTATCTAAACCAAACAGCTCATCGTCTGAGCTATCGTACATATTCTTTTTTGTAATCTTTGCAGCAGGAATCCTAAATGCTAACTCAGTCTTAGGTTTGTCCATACCATCCATTATAGGTTTGAAGAAGAATGGTAGTCTGTTGTTTATAGGTACTACCTTGTCTGTAAACATCTTCTTAGCATCAGCACCTGTCTTTGATAGTATTCCAACCCTTGCATCTTTTGCAAGAGTTCCTGTATTCACACACTCTGAGGAACTCATAAAAGAAAATCCAGAACGTCTAATCTTTAAATAGTCTTGACCAAAGCTTCTCTTGTCTGCCTTGCAAGCCTCCCAGTGTATAAACAATAACCTATTAGCCTCTCTGAAGTCAGGATATCCTACGTCAATAGATGTCCACTGTAGGTACATATAGTGTGAGCCTGTGATGTAAGTTGGAATTCCGTTTGACATAAACCACATTCCAAACTCTCTTCTGTCAAACTCTTCTTCTATATATCCCACCCATCTGTTCTTAAACTCAGATGACCTTTCATTCCATTGGAAGATGGACTGAATCTTTGACAACTCTTTAGGCAGCTCTTCTCTCTCCCAATACTGGTTAGATTTACTTGAGCTTCTCTTATATACATCCTTGGAAACTTTAGGAAGTGCTATCCTTAAGTTTTGTATAACTACGATATCACCTATTTCTCCTGTCTTAGATATTATTACTATGTCGTACTTAGGGTCATAACCATACTTCCAAGTCTTTGCTTTGTTCTTGGAGGTAAGAACGCTTTTAGGAATTACGTTCTCTAGCTTTCTGTATAAGTTATTTTGATCTTCTTTCTGCAAACCCTTGTTTTGTACTTGTCTTATCTAATCCTTTGTCTATAGAATTTATAGCTTCTTGCTCTGCTTCTATTCTACTTAATATTTCAAACGCATCAAATATAGCTAACTTCTTAGTAGCTGCAGCATTTTTTAATCTATCTGCTGCAATTTCATCTTCAGCCTCATACTTAATTATATCTTCCTTTGCCACCTTAATAAGCTGCTCTACAGCTTGGTGACCAGCATCAATAATCTTTTGTTTTATTTCTCTACTAGATTTCATTATACTACTACAGTTATACTATGATCAAACATTCTATATAACTTTTCATCGTCAATCCTAAACTCATACTCGCTGTTGGGTTTAAAACAAACTCTATCTCCTGGTTTAACTCCCTCGCTTTTTAAGTACTCGTTTGGATACTTCATCTCTCCAACCAATGGCTCCTCCGTAAGTGGTTTATAAATATAACTCTCTTCTGGAGGAATAGGCTTGACAAAACAATACCTACCCACTGCATTCCATTCACCATTATGTTTGTACGCAAAGTACTGCTCTTCGTCTACAAAGAATAAGTCATCCTTAAAATAACTTCTACCACTCCTCTGTTTTCCTTTCATATCATTATAATACTTGAAAACATTGTGGTGGACCATAAGTGTATCTCCCACTTGCACTGGTCCTTTGTAGTCTACTGGAAGCTCAATTACTTCAGCTTCTCTATTTGAAAACTTGTGGTCTTCTATTGAGGTACTGACTACAAACTCAATACCTCCAATCTCTTTTGTATTACTATATCTTCTATTATCTATAGGTTTTACAATAAACGAAAATGGTGATTTCATAATTTAATTTATGAGCCACAACCGAAGCACTCATAGCTAGAATCCATTGGTTTGACTCCGTTTAATTTCATTTTAATATTATGCTCCCTATCTTTTAGGTTAAGCTTATCTTCAAAAGACAGATTCTCTGCCTCTAATTTTTTAGCAATTAATTCTAACTCATTCAATAAATCTGAATTCCCCTCCATTCTTGTAAATATTTTGTACGTTAAAAATTGATATTGTATTCAATAGATATTGGCACTGTATGGTTAAACTCTTTCCACTTCATTACCTCGTCATTCTTTTGAATATATATTATGATTGACTCGCTTTTAGAGTCATACTTAATAAGGTGTATAACATAAGACCTATTAAGAACCTCTTGCCCAACTATGTAGTGCATAGCTCCAGACTTATAATCAGGACCAATAGATATTTTTCTTATATCACTCATCTAAAACTGCTATTGCTTTAAACATTTTTTTAGAATCAACCCAATCATAATTCATCCAATGCCAAGTTTGACTATCAGCTAAGTAATAATCATTTACATAAGTATTTATTGCTTCTTCATTAGCTGCACTATACTCAATCTCATAAAGCAAAATAATTAATTCATTTTTATACTCAGAGCACTCATTCACAACAGAAGGCAATGTCTCTAATTTATCTATTAATGTCTCTAATCTATTCATTATCCAAATATAGTTAATCTTGTTGTTGGAACATAAGACAGTCTACTACCATTTGATGTTGGGTAACTACTAACAGCATTTTTTAGAGCTGCTCCACTTGTCCTACTATCATATGACCAATCTGCACTTTGGGTTGATGGGTCTTTAAAATTTCCACTCCTATCTTGGAAATTCATAATCAAGTTGTCAGAGTTATTATAATTAAACGGGGTGTCTAATGTTATCTCTGTCCAACCAACTCCACCTGACCTTGAAATACTTCCCTGAAAAACTGTTGTCAAGTTTGATACTCCTGTTATCGTACTAAAGTCTTCAGGAACTGAACTTGATGGAAATATAGAACTTGACATATGACCCAATTTAATAGTTATTGATGAGTTTGAATAAAAAGTAGATATAGCATTCTG